ATCTAACTTCTCTTTGTTGTTTTGCTTATCAATCGCAATCTTGACCCCTTCTTTCTGGGCCTCAATAGAGAGTTCTTGTTTATCTAGCTTAAGTTGTTCCACATCTAGAGCAGCGTCTACTTGGTCTTTTTGGACTTTACGCTGTTGTTCCGCTTGGCGGAGCTGTATATCAGCAGCATCTTTTTGAGCCTTACGTTGGATTTCTTGCTGCTTTAGTGCCAGTTCTTGCTGTTGTAACTGGAATACAGGGTCTTGCGCTTGCTGTTGTGCTTGCGTTTGTGCATCTTGTTGTTGATGTGCTTGTGTTAACTGAGTGCCAGCCTTCGCCATCAACTGAGCTAAAGTAACTTCTATACTTTCAGGAAGTTCTTCGTTTGGTGCAGGGAGAGGTGCTCCCAGTTTTTCTTCCATCTGCTTACGGTATTTAAACCCTAAGTGTTGCGCTAAGTGCGCTTGCAGAGCAGCCATAATAGCCTGTCCCTGTGGATTTTGCCCGATCATCTGAGCGACCATCGGGTCTTGCATAAACGCTTGGTGCGTCGTTATGTGCGCGTCGTGATCTTGATATATAAACGCTTTAAGCGGTTTGCCATTGAGCGCATCCATATTCTCACTAACCGGATCAGTCGGTTTAAGGTCGTCCTGAGTTGGGACAAGTTTATCTGCATTCTTAACTCCTAATACCTCGATCATCTGCCTGTGTAACTGTGGCAGGTCGTAGATTTGCGGGGCGCTCTGCGCCATCTGTAATACCGCTTGGTACTGTACAACCCGCTGGGCCATCGTTGATGAGTTAGGATCACTGACGGGGATTACATCCACCATCATGTAGTCTGCTACCCTCGCACTGACCTGCCCCCGCATGGGGATATAATCGTACTCAGTAGGCGCATACTCCGACATGATAGCCTTGAGCATCTTGAACTCTTGCTTCATCGCGTAGTGAACACGGGCCTGTACCGCAGCCATAGGTTTAAGCGTACGTTCTAACAACGCCAGCGTCGTTCCTACCGGAGCGTTAGCCGACATGTCAGATATATTCATATCACTGATCGCCCCTAACCGACGACCTTCAGTAGTGATCTGGTTCAACAAGGCTAATAGAGTTTGGCTTGGCTCCTTGTACGGAAGCGGCATAATATTGTCACGGATACTTCCAGACGGTACATCCACATCTTTCCATTCACCCGGCTCAATGGGTGAGTCATCACCTTTGATCCTTAAACCACGGGATTTCAACCCTCCGGGTAAGTTAGACAGCGTACCGGCATCAACCAACTGACGGATAAGTGAAGTACCTGCACGGGCGTACCCACCGATAATGTGGATCAAACCAAGACCGTAGAACCCAAACCCCGGCACGTATACATAGTGCACGAAGTGCTGACGCTTCAACATCAGCGGGTCTTCTTCGCTCCAGTTACGACGTATCGCTAGGACGTTACCCGTCCCTCTTTCAATGGTAACGACATAAGGCTTGGCAATCTCGTCATCATCTTCATCAATGCCATCAATAATGAGATCCGCGTGTATCTCGTAAACTGCATATCGATCATCGTCGGTGATAGAATACCCGCCTTCTTCAGCCTTTCGCTTCTCAATATCTGTATGGAACGGCTGTGGGTCACCGAGGTCTACCTCACGGTAGAACCCCATCGCTTGTAATTTCTTTAACTCGTTCTTGGTCTTCCGCATGACGTGCGTAACACGTTCAGCAGTCTCAATATGGGACGCACCGTAAGGTACAATCACGTCTTCCGCAGGGATGTATATGGCTACCTGCCGCCCCATATTCGGGTCAAAATACACCTTTTTAAATGCCGAACCAGCCAATCCTAGGCTATATAGCAGGCGTTCATGCTCTGGCCGATACTCCACCATCCGTTCGGTCAGTTCATAGTTCATATCCGCTTTTACTCTATCAGCGGCTTCAGCTTTATCTTGTGTCTCTTCGCCTAATATCTTTACACGAACAGGGCCAGCGGCTGGGAAAGTCTCACTCATTGTTTCCGCTTGGAAACGTATGGCGGCTTCGGCCAGTACAGTAGAGTAAACCCCGCAGGCACCGTCCCACGGATCTGTACGCTCTTCGTACTTGAACCCTAATACATCTAGTCCTTTGACAAACGTATCAGCCCAATCTTTTCGGCTATCGGTATCAGCATCGATAAGCCCAATTAAATCCTGTGCCAGTCCTTGCAACTCGTTATCGTCTAATGCTTCTGCAAGGTTTGCATCAAATGCCATCAGGTCTACTTCGTTGGCATCTGGTATTAACGTGATCTCCATACTACCGTCAGATAGCGTCACCATTTCTGGGTCAACAATCTCGATCTCTAATGCACCACCTTCAAGTGCATCGTCCATCATCTCACCCTCAAGCAGATCGTCTATACCCTCTGGTGCTGCATACAAACCTTTTTCAATAGCCATAATTTATACTCTTAGTAGTACCCGCCGCGTCGTTGTTTGAAGTAACGAATCTCGTCAGGTTCGTCAGTTGGTAAGCGTATGAATCCACCTTGTCTAAAACGCATCAGTGCCATAACAGTCGAATCCACTAAGTCATCATGGCTCATAAACGGGAATCCAGCAATCTCCTCGATCACTTCCTCTGCCCATCGAGTTTCGGGCATCCATACAAGACCTGATGCTACAATATCAGCGACAGAATTTAAACGCGCTAGTTTATCACCAGATCCTCTGTGAGGGGTATATTCTTGCACGGGTAGTCCCATACGCCGCATCTCTTGATACAACGCTGTACCCGCGCTCTTCTTCTCCACAATAAACGAATCGGGTTCCCAGTCCGCATACTCTTCCATCGCCAGCTCTTTAAGCTCGGGGAACTCTAATCGTTTTTTAATGCTGTTAAGTAAGATGATGTGGTACGCGTCAACCTCTTCATTAAAGAAAACACCCCACGTCGTTAGTGCCGTAAAGTCAGCGCGATTATGTTTTTCTGCCGCAGCATCAAGAGACATAATAATATATTCGCAGTTAGGCGGATCTTCTCGTTCCCAATGCTGCCACCACTCACGCTTAACAAGTGCAGCCTCTTCCGCTGTTGGTTCCTGCTGGTACTGTGCATTCCACTGAAAGACAGGCATTGATGCCTTAGTCCGTAGCAAAGCGTCTAAATCAAAAAACTCAGGCCACAACGGTTTTTGTATGGGTTTACCTGCTTTATCTTCAAGATCTAGTATCGCAGGAAATTCAATTACCTCAAACTCATCAGCCCGTTCGTTCTGGGTCATATCCCTAACCACACGTCCTGTCAGGTCATCCATGTGCCATCGGGTTTGGATAATTGCTACCCGTCCCCCCGGCATCAAACGTGTTCGTGCACCGAACGTATACCACTCATAGGCTTTCTCAAACACTGAGAAGTTACCGTTAATCACATCCTGCTCAGAGTGCGGATCATCGACTAAAAGCAGGTCAGCGCCTCGTCCAGCCAACGCAGAGCCAACACCACAGGCATAGTACTCTCCCCCTACATTAGTATTCCAACGCCCAGCAGACTTAGAATCTGCGGCTAATGCAACGGTAGGGAATATAGATTTATAAGCATCCACAGATATCAAATTACGGACTTTTCGACCAAAATCGACGGCCAGATCGGTGGTATGTGACACCATCATGACCTTTTTATTGGGGTTCCGCCCCAAAAACCACGCCGGGAAGAATATAGACACTAGTTGTGATTTTCCGTGGCGGGGCGGGATGTTTACGCAGATACGGTCTTTTTCCCCTTGCTCAATTGCCATGAGCATATCTGCGAGAATGCGATGATGCTTTCCTACAATATAGTCAGGCTGCATCGCCTTACAAAACTCTATTAAATCGTCGTACGCTAACTTGTTTCTCTTACGAGCGTCTAACTCATCAACAAGTTTATCTATCTCCAGCACTTCATCAGGGGTGTATTCGTCAAGATTATCCAACATGACTTGGATTTCTTCTTCAGTGAAGTCTAGTGCAACCTCACTCATCGTCATACTCCACGTCTTCTACCGTTTCTTCTGACTTAAACCCTAATTTAGCGTCTATATCGAAGACTTCACCCTCTAACACTACGGGTGCATTAAGTTTTTCGGGTGGATTTACTAGTTTTTCTAGCTTTTGACGCAGTTTTTCCCGCAAATCATCGGTGGATTGGTGCGTTATTGTCACTTCAGACTTCTCTGCAAACAAACTAACGTCAGATATCTTACCTAACAGCTCCAATGCACGGATTCTTACCCGTGGGTCTGGGTTCTCTGACTCAAGCAGGAGCTTGTTGGTAACTAGGTGTCGTATCTGGGTTGCACTTTCGGCAACAGATTGCCCAAACTCCTGCAGGATGTTGTTTGTCAGGATCAATGACGCAGGGGTCATCTTGGCTGTTCGTGCTACAGAAACTTTTCTAGAGGTGCTTGTAGGGTTTTCAGCATATTCTGCCGCTATACCCGCAGCTACGTCTTTATCTTCTTTGTTCGGTGTGACATCTAACCCATGCTCCGATAGAAGTACGGCAGTATTACACGCAGCTTCAGCCCGGACACGTAGATCCATGTACGGAACATTATCCGATAACGGTACGCCCACTTCCGGTGTAATGGTCACTGTCATAAATATGCACTAGCTCACATCTAACGGCATCAATCTACACCAAAAATAATTTTTTGCAACCTTAGTTCATTAGTTGCATTAGCTTATCTATAAACCCAAGTTCTTTCTGTTCAGGTATAAAACCTAACCTCATACGTTGTTCTTCGGTCATACCTTCTAAAATCTCTGCTTCTAGATCTCTAAACCGCCGTAAATCCTGTTTTTCCCAGCTATATAAATTTTCTGGAGATCTTTCTCCCACCTGCAACTGTCGTATAAGTTCATATATTCTGTGTTCACCTTTACCGGCAGTAGGGTCTTTTTCTTCTGCTCCTCTTTGTTTTAAGTGGTCTTGTACCCTTTCAGAAGCAAGCCCCCTATGCCGCAACTCATGCTTTAACGTATTTTCGTATGGACGCCCTTCAACTTTATTGTATTGTAGTGTCTGATCTACAAAAACATCATCCTCTTGAGTAGGGCCACCAACTATAGCGGCCTGAATACCACTAAATCTATCGCTAAGTATCTCTTCATACTCCGGTAAAGACATGGCACCGGCATAATTTTGGTAGGGGGTTACGTATCGCCCTAACGTCCTAGAGCCGGTGCTGCCTATAGGTCTGGTGTAGCTTCTTATGTTTGCAGGTTGGCTGAATTGTGGGTTATCTGTTTGGTCACCGTATAGTCCGAGCGCAGTAAGCACGGCTCCCGGCCCTTCGTTCATCTTATATCCTTCGGGTAATTTATCCTGAACCCCCATGAGATATTCAATCCGGAGCATCTCTTCAGACGCAGCTTTAGCATCTTCGTAGGCTTCAGGGCTACTAAACCCCAACGCTTTCCACTCTGGTCTTCGCTCTGCCATAACCATGTACTTACAGTAATTACGCGATTTATAACCAAAAATAATTTTTTATGCAAGGAGGTTGGGACTCCTACCGGGGGGTGTTCCCTATATGAGGGGGGTGGGGGGTCTGAACTCAAAAAATAGGTAATCATTCGTGGGAATTAGTAATGCTAGAGTAATGCTGGAGTCCCAGTAGAGGTAAGGGTGCATC